CGTTTTTTAAAGTAACATTAGTAACAATCGTGTCATCACCACCAGCAGTACACCAACCATTAGGTGTGTTACCACAACCATAACCGTGATACTTAACAGTAACGTCTGTAATTTCTTTATTAGTTTCTAAACCAGAAGTATCTACAGATTGAGTAATAGTCGAAGTTTGCCCTTTAAATCTTATAGTAGGACTGCTACCTGCATCACTATAAGAATTAGCGTCCCGCTTAACATTAGAATCAGATAGTGTCCATCCATTAGTATTCTCGTCAAATGTATTGTTATCTAGTAGGTTGTCCGAAGTAGTCGTCTCTGCGTGGCTTGCGAATATTGACATGCAAGACATTAGGATTGCCCACAATATTATTTTGTTCATCTATTATTCCTAGTTCTATGTATTTAGCTTTCGCTTCTTTACCCACTAATCCATCTATAGGACACGGGCTTCCTGCAGCCAGCATGGCTGTAAAAACTCTATTGTCTTGACATAAAATTGCCGTAGCTGACACTTTAAGTCCAAGTTGAGCAAGACTTCTGCTAAGTTTGATTCTTTCACAATTTTTGTCAACTACGTGTATACCAGCTGATGCATTAAATAATCCTGTACCAATAGCACCTGTCCTTACAACCACACAAACATCCATAGCACCACCAATAGAAATTGAAGGTGAGATAGCTGATGCTGGCGGTTGGTCTTTATAATATATATTTGAGTCCGCAGCGTGTATTGTAGCTGTGTGTGTAAACATTATCACCATTATAATTATAAAAAATAAACGTTCCATTAGTCTCTTATCCTTTAGGGTACTTGTCTTTAATAGCTTTAATGTCTACTTTCCAAGCATCAATACCATCGTTGTATATTTTATCTAGCTGTTCTTCAATGGATGGGTACTCTGCTTTTCTTTTTCTAGCGTAAGCTAGTGCATTATAAGCAGCTTTAAGTTCAGTTACTTTAGCTTCAATAGCAGACTTAGCAATAGGAGTAGTTGTCCACTCAATATTATCTACATCTTCATTTTTTACACAACATACTGCATTAGCATCTATGGCTAATATTGCTGATAATATATCATATCCAGGTTCTACGTTGGTTGTCATCCTGCAATCTCCATTAAACTTACATGTGTTCTTGTTCTTGATGTATAATTATTATCCGTATCATTTTGTGTACGGTTTACATATACAGTTGTTGCTCCATCTCCAGCACCAAAATAAAATTTATAATTACAAGCAGATGTTGTATTTGGACTATCTACTATTGTACCTGTTATAGTTGTAGCTGACCTATTGCCATCACCATTAGTATCATAGTTACCAAATAATGCGGCTTGTTTATTACTTGAAGCTGTACCTGATAAACCTGTTACGTGAGAATATCCAGCTCCACCTATATCTCTATACAATCTTACACGCAAACCAGCATGTTGTGCTTGTTTTACTTGAGGTATAGTGAAATGTATCATCACTTTATTAGAACTAGATGATGGTGTAATGCTATAAGCAATACTTCCAGCATGGTCAGAAGTAGAATTAGATATACTTAATGCGTATAAAGTAGCATCTGAAGCAGATACTGTTTGTATAACAGAACCTGTTGGAAGTTTGCTAGATGCTATAACACTATTTGTGTCTAACATTGTACCTGTTGTTGCAGGTATAGTTATTGTATTAGTACCTGCTTCTGCTGGTACAGTAATCGTTACGTCACCTGAAGTGCTACCTTTTAATTTAATACTGCTCATTAGTCTGCCTCCGCTATAGTGTTACCGTCTACCGCTGCCCATTCTTGTACTGTTTGATAGTCTGAATTATCTGTTGCATGTGGTACACATCTAATTTTTCCATCTGTCAATGTTGTCGTATAATTAGCTAATTCACCTGTAGTTGAGCTATTTACTTTTTTAACTGATTGTATGTTATCTTTGTCCATTGTATCTCCTATAATTCTGCTGCTGCTTCAAAGTGATAACCACCCTCACTTGCAGTTGTGCTATCTTGTGATATTACTCTAAATCTATCCGTTCCAATCATATCAGCAGTACCGCTTTTATTATTTACACCTTTATAAAATTTGTTTGAATTACCAGCTTGGTCATAAAATGTAACAGTTGGAGCTGACCTCATTGAAACTTTTAAATCACAACTTCCACCAATATTATTAGTACCACTTGATATTGTATTGTAGAACTTCATACCATTAAATGTAGTAGAAGCTGGTGCAGTTCCGTGGTCATACGATTTTTGATAATATCTTTGACACCTTAATAAGTTATCACCAAACGATTCATGTTGGAAGGGAGCTATGCTGTTAGCATCAAACTGACCTATTTCTAGTTGTACTCCTGTAACATAAAAAGTTGCTCCAGAAGTTCCAACTATAGAAACTGAACCAGCAACACCTGTATATGCAGCACTAGCCCAAGCATTAGCTGAACCTTTCCAATTTGAGCCTGAACCAATATCAAAATTAACCACAAGTCCAGTACCAGTAGTAGTCAACCAAGTACCTGATGTATCACCAGGAATTGCTACAACAATAGTTGTCCAAGTATTGGCAGACGAAACTGAATAAGTAAATGGGTAAGAACGATTAAAAGCAGAATTAAAAAGAGAGCCACTAAAAGTACCTGTTAAACTAGAATATACAAGAAAAGATAAAGTTACATATTTTGCATTTGCAGTTCCAAATCCTAAGTTTGCAATACTGCCGCCTTCAATAGGCGTGTTAAGAGCAAACGCTTCACCAGCCGCTGCTGAGTAAGCAGATGATGATGTAATTTTTTGAGCATTTTTAAAAAAAGGTGGTATAACACTTGTCTGTTGTTGTACTGTAAATTTAGAAGCAGCTCCACTAAATGTTCTCCATCTGTCAACTTGATAAGCATTATTAACTGCTGTTACACTTGCACCAGAATTTCTTTGGTCAACTGCCATATCACCATTGATGATAATAGGTTTAGCACTTCTTCTATCTAAGACTACGGTGTTATCCGATACTGTGCCATGTAATGTTAGTGCCATCTTTCTCTCCTATGGTTTAGGGTTGTCGTCTTTAACTTTCTTAACAGCCGCAAACCAATCTCCTGTTTTATCACCTTTGTCTGCTAACATATCTTTATACAATAAATCTAGTTGTTCTGCTAATGCTGGGTACTCTGTTTCTCTTGTTCTAGCATAAGCTAACGCATCGTCTGCTGCTTTTAACTCTACTATCTTTGCTTGTATATCTGACTTAGATATTTCTGAGCTAGTCCATTCAATATCATCTATGTTTTCATTGTTTACTTTTACTTTAGCGTTTGCGTCTATTGCTAATATTGCTGATGCTATGTCGTAATGTATTTTTGTATCCATGTTATACCTCAATCTCTTGTATAGTTATAGATGATTTAGTTATAGCACCAAAAGCAATAGAGCCACTTATACCATTAAAGGAAGTTGTGCCTGAACCAGCATTACCAGCCCTAAATTTAAAAGTGGTTTCACTTGTTGTACCAGCAGCCATAAAATGATTTAGTGTTAAAATAGACGGTGCACCATTTGCATTGTTTTTAGGGCTAATTGTAGCAGCCAAAGCGTTAGAAGTTGAATCTTGATACAAAGCTCCATTCATAGCTGCATTTGTATTAGTACTTGCTAAAAATGCTACAATTTGTATAAATAATTTATTCGATGTGTTAGTTGGTGTTATTGCTAAAGTCATAAATTCAGCACCTTCCGAATTATCAGGAATAGTATTTGCATAAGTAAATACTGTTGTGCTTGTAGCTACTGCTGACGAAGAAGTATTAACTGTTTGTACAATTCTACCTGTAAAAGATATGTTGTTGCTTTTTGTACCATTGGCTTGTATTTCTACAATACCACTAGTATCCGATACTATCTTTAAACCATCAGTTGTATCTGCATTAATTTTACATGTCATAATATCACCCATCTTTGTCCACTTGGGACGGTTACGGTTACACCACTAGCGATTGTTATTGGCCCTACACTTAAAGCATTTTTACCTGCTGTGATTGAATAGTTAGCCGAAATATCGTCAGCGTTTTCATATATCGCACCACCACTAAAAGCAGTTGCGTTCATCTCCATTTTGTCAGCACCACCAATCCTAAAATCTATTTGGTCATCTGTATCTGCAGTGATTGAAGTATCTGCATCAGCATCAAGTATAAGCTCAGTGCCGTTCATATCTAATTTTGCGTTAGCTGTAACTATACCACTTGCAGTAATAGTAGAAGAAGCAAGAGTAGTGGTAGTTGCCGCTGCTGCTGCACCGCTTCCTAAAATACCGTCAAGTGTTCCTGTAAATCCTGTAGCTGTAATCTGGTCAGTTGCTGTAATACCATCTACAAATAAGTTAGCCCAACGAACGCTAGTTGTACCAAGGTCGTCTGTAGAGTCTGTATCTGAAACTATATTTGAACCACTTGTAATTCCGCCAGTAGCTACTTGAGTAGCTGTTGTAGTTAAGACCCCATCTACCTGTAAAGTAGAAGCCATATCAACGGCTCCATCAATGTCAACCACATCTAAATTTGATGTACCATCAACATCTATATTCCCTGCTAAAGCTAAATTACCACTAGCGTCTAATACTGTTGCTTTACTAGCAGGTAGTGTACAAAACACATTCTTAGCTCCTGCAGAAAAGTTGACAGCATTATCACTGTTAGAACTTGATATGACTGTAGTACGAGCAAGAGTTGAACTATCACCTGCTAAGGTACCTAGACCTACTTCAAACTCTGCTCCTAATTGAATGCAGTAGTATGTAGTATTACTATTACCAATACCTGCAGCAAAAGTATCAAACCCAGATACAGCTCCACCTAAGGTGACTGTCCCTGTCCCTGTAGTTGTGGTAGTCTCTTTGACTCTGTCGTTTAAAACAAGTGCCATTTAAAACTCCTAAGCTATACGTATAATTGCATTGGAAGCATCAGCTGTAGGGAATACTATAGTAAAGTCTCCTGCTGTAGATGTCTTATCTCCACCAAAATCTAACACCGCAACTGCTTTGTCACTTTGTGTGTCATTATAAATTAACGCACCACGAGCTGTAACTGTAGCTGTAGAAAATGTTAAATCATTAAAATCTAATAACGCTGTAGTACTAGAAGATGTAGGAGCTACTGCAGTAAGTGCTGCACCTGCTGCTGTATATCCTGTCCCTGAAACTTCGTTAGAAGTTGTATATGCTGTAGTACCAGCACCTAAAGAAGCTGATGAAGTATATAATGCTAATTTAAAACTATCAGCAGATGTGTCACCACGAGCTACTGTTGTGCTAAATGCATGAATACCATTCAACAACTCAACTTTAAATGAAGTACACATTGCTTGCGAAATTGCCATTTTATATCTCCAAAAGTTTAGTTAATTCTGAATGCCCTGCCTTATGCAGTTTATTCGCTATGGTTGTATGATTAGACTTAATAGCCTGCTTCATATAAAACACTAGAACTTGTCTAATGCTATCTTTGTAAGCTTCTGCTTGTTCTTTCAATAAAGGGTTAGCGTCTTTACCTACATAAATTATTTTTGCAAGAGCTAACTCTGCTACTTGCTCAGGTGTCATACCACCGTATGATGTAGTGTGCACATCATAATCAACACCTTGTAATACTTCTGCTTGATTATCCATTTCTTACTGGTATCCTCTCTTGTCCACTTCTATAAGCATCACGTCTATTTTTACCATCACCTAAGTTTTTCAATAACTGCATGACTTCACTATACCTTGCTGTATATTGAGTTACTGTATCTGCATCTTCTTTCATAAACGCAGCTGCCTCCAGTAATGCACCATAAAACAACGCAGTATCAAAGTTATCCCCCAACCAAGTATTACCAGCAGTAACAATAGTTTGTGGGTAATAGTAATAATGTAACTCAGCACTGTAATTAGCATCAGGTGTTGGCCCCAATATCATTGTATTATCGTCAAATATACCATAATACTCAGGTTTTCCATAGAACCCAGAATCAGTATCAGGGAACGACTCTCTCACAAAGTTAACATCTTTATTCAAAAGATAAGTGTATTCATTGTCACTGTTTATAACAGCAATACTAAAAGTAGATAGCCAATCACTAGGTAAAGAAAAATACTTATTACCTAATGACATTGTACCCGTTACATTCTTACGTAGGTCGGGTAACTGTACGGTATTGTGTATGCGTTGCTCTGCATTTTGAATAAAAGTATTAACATCAGTCGTACTATAGTCATTCTCTGTGTACGATTTGATTGCTGCTACTAATTCGGTATAAGTCATTATGCCATTGGTCCTCTAGCTTTAGTTCCTTTTGTAGCTGCTCCGTTACCACGAGTAACCACACCTTCAGTCTTTACATCCTTCTCAGGATAACCACCTGTATTAGGATTAGCAACATTTTCAGGTTGCTTGTAAGTTACCTTAACTCCTTTTCTATCTTTGTTCATCATTTACTCCTAAGTTGTTGTAATAGTTACTGACCCTATTTGGCCATTACTTTCTAAATTATCTACTAATCCCTCTAATTGTAAAGGATTATTGAGTCCTACTGGGTCAAACCCATATTGATAACTCCTTTGTTCTTCTAGGTTTTTATCAGGTCTCGGGTCTTTTACTGCTTGAGGGTCATCTACAGGATACATACCTTGCATGTTCTGTGGATGGTCTGGTTCCCAACATTCCTTACAGACTTTTATATTAGTTTCTGTGGTTCTTATAAATAAGTCTTTTAGTTCCTTTAACTTATATTGAAAGCCACATCTGTCGCACTCGGCAATCGTATGTTTTGCTGAAGCGTACTTACTCATTTACTTCTTCCTTGGTTTAGTATGCATATAGCCTTTTTTCTTCAAAGCTAAATGTTTAGCCATAGTAGGAACTTTTACAGCTTTACCTGTCTTTTTGTCATACATCATGTGAGCTTTAAAAGCTTTCTTTTTCATATATCTCTCCTATATGTGTTGTCTACGTGGAGCAATTCTAAGTGTGGCCTTATCTCTATCTTCAGTTGAAGCTAACGCCCACTGCTCTTCGTACTCTTGTTTTAAAAACTGAGTTCTATCACCTGCTTGAGGTATCTTTAAACTTAAATAAAATGCAAGTCCTGCAACTAAACAAGGTAAAAACCTAAATGGTATATCTTGTGTGGTAACACCTGTGCCTGCATCATCAATTCTTTTGAGTGCCCAATAGACAAATGTATAGCTGTTATCTTCTGGAGCTGGCCATACATTTATATTCGGTTGTGTTGCTTGTCTGTTTATCCATACCTGAACGGGTCTACCTGTTGTATTCTTATTAGGTATTGTTCCATAAGTAGGAGCTGATATTCTATTAATGTTAATATCTTGTTGGTTAGTACCTGTGCCTGTCCTAATGACTTGTTCAATTAAGTCAATCGTATCAGTTGGAAGATTGTAAGTTATAGTACCTGTGGTTAGAGAAAGAGTACCCTCTTCGATTGTCCAAAGATTAACACCTCGGTTAGCCCACTCTGCAGTAAGTAAGTTTAGACTTCTACGAGCAGTACGTAGGTCATACCCTGTACGCATTTCAGAACCACATCTTTCAAATGCTTCTTCTACAAGGTTGTTTAAATCTAAGTTAAACGTTGTTGTTCCTGATGTTGCCATTATGTTTTCTTCCTCTTACGTCTAAGTGCTGATACTCTACGTGGCTTACCAGCTGGTTGCCCAAGTCTTTTCTTTTGAGCAATACGTTTTTTCTTTTGAGCTGCCGTCATTTCTCCTGCTGTCTTAGGAGTCTTGCTCGACACTCGCTTAGTAGGTCTGCAGTAAGGTGTACCACGTTTATCACCTTTCTTACGACCACAGGCTTTGCCTGTCTTTACATCTTTCCAGTCTTCCTTAAACCATCTTTTTAAAGCAAGACCTTTTTTAGTCTTACGGACAGCCATTACTTTTTACCGCCTCTTTTCTTTCTACATTTAGCAATAGCACCAGAAGCGTAAGC